GGCGAGCTCGGCCAAACCCTTAGAATGATTCGTAGTGGGGCAAAAGGCATTCGCGAAGGGCTAGACTCGTACTTATCCGATGCTGTGAGGCTTCGGAATAGTAACTTGGCTACGCACCAACGCCTAGGCCGTTTGTCACAATTGTGGCTTGAGTATGCTTTCGGTTGGAAACCCTTTATCAACGACGTTATTAACGGAGCTAAAGCTCTTGCTGAAAACGGGTCCCGAGGTTATTCACTGGATTTTTTGCCAGTGTACTCGGAGGCTAGTTCTAAGAAGATCATTAGCGAAGTTACTACCGCCGGAGGCATCGGGTCTATAACCTGGAAGAGAACAACCATCCGTGAGAACGAAGCGATTGTTATATATCGAGGTGCGGTAGCAACTTTTGCTTACGACCAAAGATATATGAACCAGGCGAATCTTGGATTCACTTGGGATCAATTCGTTCCGACGGTTTGGGAGCTCATTCCATACTCATTCCTGATTGACTACTTCTCCAATGTTGGAGATGTCTTGAAGTGTTGGAGTTTTCGTGGTTGGAACGTGAGGCGCATTGCCAAGACTGAGATCTTAATTACGCGAGAGCGTAGTTGGACTCACAGTCCGAGCTTTGCGAATCTCGGCTCAAACTACGATGTACTTCAAAACTTCATGTCACCCTCGGAATCCGTCTCCGAAATCCGATACGTAAATAGAGGTGCATTGGAAGCTGTTCCAACCCCAGAATTGAGGTTCGAACATCCACAATTATCCTCTACGAAGTGGCTAAATATAGCCGCTTTGACGGATCGGCATAGGAGTCTTACTCCTTTCTTCTGAAGACGTAAAACTCTTCAGAGAAGGGTTCTCTCCACTCTTTCAATGAGGTTTACCTCAATGGTCTGGACAGTTAGCTCTCCTATTACAGGAGGTGCGCAGACGGGCCTGACGTCCCCAACCTATACGGTTGTGGATGATCATGCCCCGGATGTGAATATGGAACAGGTGGCGGTTACCGCACTTGGCGGAACCCAAACCGATGTCCGTACACATACGATCTCGGATCCTTTCACGATCACCATTTCGAAGCCCAAGGTCCCAAAGACTTTGGGTAATCCGAATCCGGTGACGGGAAGGTATGCGAGTGTCCCCAAAAATGTCACGACGGTCCGAGTTCGCAAAGGAGTGAACATCGCCGCCGACTGCCCGCCTGAACTGATGCAGTGTGTTCTCCATATGGAGATCCCTGCAGGTTCGGACGCGTACGACGCGGTGAATATTCGCGCCGCGCTCTCAGCTCTCGTTGGGATTTTATCCCAGCAGAGTTCAGGGCTTGGCGACTCCCTTGTCACTGGTGTGATCTAGTAGGTTAAGGTCGTGAAAACGATTCTTAAACTGCTGGTTCTTGCCAGTGTGATCATGATAGCGTTGCTGTTTGTAACATCATGTGTTGACGGATTACTCCGTCTCCGCGAGATGCTACCCCCAGTACACTAGAATGATCTTCTCGAACTGTCGGAGGACAATATGGGAATTCTTCCTGTTGCTCTTTACCGAAACCTTCTCGATGACTTAAGAACGGAACTAGGCGAGGAAGGACTCAAGAAAATTGAGTCCTATACCGGTGCCTTATCCGATCTGTCTCCAAAGGAGGCCGCGGCGTCCAGTCTGGTAAAGTCTCTCCTCAAGAAATTAGAGGTTGAGAATTCTACCCTTCAGGATAGCCGAGCGCTCTTGAAGTTTTTACTAGTGAATCATCGCTGTAAAAACTGGAGGCTCGACTGCAAAACAGATCGGGACCATATTCTAATTGGCGAGCTAAAGCGCGCCGTTTACGAATTTTGGAACCCCCGACCTGGAATGCTCCCACTTGTTGATGACCTTGAAAGCATTATCCGTTATGGAAAATGCGGACCGGGTGCATCTGTGGGTGGGCTGGGAGGAGACTTCTACACAAAGATGTTCTCTTCTCCGCTAACGTCGACTAGTCACTTCCTGTACAAGTCGTACAGGGACTATATACGTTCCTTCCAAGACTGGCACGATGCGGAAGTTCTCCGCAAGGCTTGCTTTGGTAAGGTCAGTATAGTCGAAGGTAGTCGCTTTAGCTTTGTTCCGAAGAACGACGAAATCTCACGGACTATATGCGTTGAACCAACGTTAAATCAATTTTATCAGTTGGGTCTCGCACATATACTTGAATTGCGTTTGGAGAGCTTCTATGGAATTTCCATGGCAGCTCAGCAATTTAAGAATCGTGAGTTAGCCCGGCTCGGGTCACTTTCACTTAAGATGCCTGATCTCACAAATTTTGTGACGATCGACCTCGAGAGTGCTAGTGATAGCTTATCCCTGCCTATGCTCCGTACTATCTTACCAAGAGATTTCCTTATTCTCTTGACTAGATTAAGGAGCCATAAGACATGGATTCCCGGTCTTGGCTGGTTTGCACTCGACATGATATCTACAATGGGTAACGGTTTTACGTTTCCCTTGCAGACAATGTTGTTTGCATCCATCGTTCTGGCTTGCTTCCGGGTGAATGGTATTCAACCATATCACCCGAGAGGCAAGGGCTTCGGCAACTATGGCGTTTTCGGAGATGATATCATCGTTCCGAGAGAAATCTCGGATGATGTTTTTCGTCTCTTAGACCTCCTTGGTTTCGTTGTCAACCAGAGCAAGACCTTTGTAGAAGGTCCGTTCCGCGAAAGTTGTGGTTCCGACTTTTTCTTAGGTCGGAATATTCGAGGGGTTTATGTTAAATCCCTCAAGTCTCCACAAGATCGCTACGCTGTAATTAACCAGCTTAACTTGTTCTCTACAAGAACAGGTATACCCCTCCCGAAGACGGTGCAGGCTCTACTGGAAACGGTAAAGTTCTGCCCTGTTCCTAGGTGGGATAACGACGATGCTGGAATCAAAGTACCTTTATCACTAGCCCCGAAAACTATCCATCGGCAGTACCAGAGTATTTGTTATACTCGGTACGAAGCTGAAGGGCAGAAACTTCGGATCTACGATTCAGGTATATGGGTTCCTCGCTTCGCTAAGCCGCGTTTATACAACCCTTACGGGTTGTATATTTGCTTCTTACAGCGATCGGTTAACTTCTATTCTATCGGGGTTAGGCATAATCCCGCTAGGTATAGAAGGAAGCTAGGTGTTGCTCCTTATTGGGATGCAACACCGACGACCCATCCCCTTGCGGGATGGTTCAATTGGCAGCGGTGGGATACCGCTGTCTACCTCAACCTCTTTGGTTAGGTAGATCCCCGG